GTTTATGCTACAAAGGTAGTAATAACTCAATTTGTTGTTTTTTCCACAAAACGGCTATTAGCCAGCAGTACATCGCTCTCCCATGCGGCAATAACATCCCAATCATCACCTATCAAATTTAAGATAGGCTCAATCCTCGACCGGCCAAACATATCAGTTAAATTACCCCACTTAACGAACATAAAACTCGTAGAACCCACCGAAGCAAGGCAGTTCCTTACAACACCCAACTCAGCTTCATACCAATCAATCCACAGTAAGTCAATGTAAGTATGCCCATACCCCCTAAGATATGATTCAAGAGAAACAGTTTTCACCTCTATCATCTTTCGGTAAGTAACCGAAGGAGGCATCCCCTCCGTATAAGTTGTAGTCCTGTTATATGCATAACGCTCACCATCCATCGGAATCCACAAATTCGTAACACCATCCCTTTCCATAACCGCACTGTAATTCATAATCACATTACTCGGTAAGTTAGGTATCACCTTACTCGCGTAAGGCTCAAAAGAATGAACAGTTGAACCAGGTATCTCAGCTAACTTCTTAGTAACCGAGCCATCCCTCGCGTTTATTTCGACTATCAGAATGTCCTCAATGTCCTTGAATGATTTGGTTACAATGTCGATTGCTTGCTGCATATAAACTCTCTTATCTTTTCGTATAGGTTGTAGTTGGTAAGGTACTTCTTCTTCCAAGACAAAATTAGAGGATAAACCTCCTCGTACTTTACACTCGCCAAAATATCTTCTATCTCCTTAATAGCCGCCTTCGGATTGTCATACCGAACAAGGGGTATCGCAAAAGGAACATAGGTGGTAATCGTAGAACAACCCACATAAATCGGTATGCAAGAGCATAAAACAGCATCCAAGACCTCATCAGACATATATCCATCCCATATCCCACCTTCCATACAAACCGAGAACTCAAAAGGAATCAAACCATTAGCCTTGTTGGACAACTCCCCCTTCACACCCTTAAAGTTCAACCCCCTACCATACACAGAACCCATGCCACTCGTTGCTATCGCCTTGGCAATGTTCATCCGATAATCGTAAAAGCCACCACTCGTAGCACTCAAAACCATCCCCAACTTATGCGTTTTGGGAGGCAAAGCCATATAATCTTCTATCTCGCCTTCCAAGTGGTAGAAAACACCCATAGGAAAGTGCCTAACATCGCCTCTAAGGCCATAACTCTCGGCAGAGCCACAAGTGTACACCCTAAGGCAATAATCGCTTAAAAGCCTATCAAAATGCGTACTATCAGGAGGCTCAGTTATAAAGCCAAGAGTGCGTTCTTTAGGAGTAAGTATCTCATTGTCTCCCTTGTGGTCAAAGACTACCGCATAGTCATAGGAATCATCGGTTACGAACATCATCGTATCTCGAAGTTGCTTCGCCCCCATAAACTGGTCGATAATCTTATCGTGGAGGGCAAAGGAAGTTGCCCAATCAGAAAAGGCTCGTATCTTAATCTGCTTACCCACGATTTATACCACCTTCAGTAAGGCGGTGTTTGTTGGCGTACTTGCCCTTCATAAGAGGCAGTATTTTGTACTCATGAGCCATAGAGAAAGTAGCGCAGACATTTCTCATAACCTTGTCGCACCTATCAATGGCTTTTAATGGAATCATCCCCTTCGGGCCAAATAAAGCAACCATCCTTGCCCCACCTATCTCTTGGTCATAGTTCGAAGTTCTTCCAAAGAACCTAATCGGGTCTCCAAAGTCAAGGTATGGATTTACCTTCAAGTCGGCACAAGCAACGGTCATCGCAAGTTCATCTGGGTAGGACTGCCCCCAAGGCATCGAAAGATTGGAAGCAGGAAGCCCCTCAAACATAGCCCTCATAGCCCTCTCAAAGAACTTGGTTAATTCCTTGCCAGTCCTCATAAACATAAATGAAGAGTTCATTCCATAGATAACAGCATCGGCAGACAAGCCGTTGTAGTGCCGTATGTCGGATTCAGATGCCCATAAGTGCCCACTCTGTAAAATGTAGTAATACCCCTTAGCTTTCTCGCAGTTCTCTACTATATCCCCAAATGGAGCTATACAGATAACATCCACATCGAGGTATAGGTAAGCACCCTTGTCGAGATACTTGTGAATATTGAGCTTAGCCTTCCCGGGATGAAATACCCGATTGTGGGTAGTATCATCAGCATCCATACAAATGCTCTTGTCGAAAATCCAAGACTTAGATTCAGGTAGCTTATGCTTCCCATCATGTAGGAGCGTTATCTGAACACCTTGGTTAAAGTGCTTGATAGATGCCGCTGCATTGAAAGCCATCTGATAGTATTCCTTTTTGTTTAAGGCAAGAAGGACTATTGGCGTATTCATAGGGCAAAAGTAAAAAAAAAGAGCCACGCATTTGTGGCTCTAATTTGAAAGATGAGGATGAAAGATTAAGGAGCAGGGGTAACGTCAAAGAAATTAGGAGGAGCAGGAAACTTCTGAATACAAGAACCAACAGGGATGTAGGCAGTAGCCGAAACCTCAAACATTTGCAAGGCACGGTCATTGTCCGGAACCATCAACGCAGCACGGTAGTTCGTAGGGAAGTTAATCAACATAACCTCATCACTACCACACAAGTACAAAGCCAAATAGGTAGTACGAGTGTTAAGGTCGCAATAGAAGTCCGTGTTGCCACCAGTGTAAACACTTCCCGAGGAAGCACCGGTAGCATTGGCATCCTGCCAAGTACAAGTCCAGTTGAAGCCCACAAGAATGTTTTCAGGGCCGCAAGCAATCGGATTGGGGACTTCAACAGCAGCAGGACTTGCAATCGTGCCTTTAATCTGTCGGATGGGCTTCACGGCAGTGCCAAGGTCAGTCCAAAAGTTATCATCAGAAAAATCTGCACCAGATAAATCTGCATCACAATCAATGATAGCGGCAGCGGAAATACCGCCAAGTTTATACTCTCCACAGACTACTATCTCGTGGTCTGGGAGTTCGGTACAAGCATAAGAGCAAAAAGCCATTTCGTTAAATTTAAGAAGTTTGGTTTCGAGGGACTTTATATGGTAGCCTCTACCACAACAACGACACGCAAATATACGCTAAATACACATATTCTTTTTTAGGTCTTGGGTCTTAGCCTCAACCTCCAAACTCACAGGAGCAAGGCGGCTCATACGAATGTATGTGGGAGTGTATTCAGTAGTTCTCGTAAAGAAATTATCATCCACGCTGTAAAGGGCATCTTCCAATAAGAAGTTATCGTGCCTACAAGCAAGGCTTAGGGCATCGTGAACGTACTCTGGAACTCTACCGGTATTGAAGGAAAGAGCCTTCCTCCTTTCGGCATAAACAACCCTCTTTCTGCCAAGCGAATCTTGGTAGGAAACCATAGTCCCATCATACTTGGCATCTCGAACATTCCCGGAAAGCCTCATGTGCTGAATGAACGTAGGACTTGTAGCAGGGTAATAAAACCCGAATCCGAAGGCATCTTGCGTATCAGTAACATCTTGATAGTATTCAACTCTAACCGTTCCACAAGGGTCGAGGATAGGCTTTATGCATACGGACTCGAATACCTGTTCCTTGCACTCATCGCAACAACCGTTTGCCCCTATTCTTATCTTCATGCAATTCTCTAAATACAGAGAAAATGGCGAGTTGCCCGCAACAAGGTCTTCCGGTATTCCGCTTATCCAATAAACCCCTGTAATGTAATAGGTTTCTCCATCTATTGTTCCGTAATTTTGTTGAACCTCAATAAAGTTACCCGCCCATTCATTCGCCGTGCCGTTGGCGGTTATTATATTTAGCGGCTCTACTCCGCAAGCGGTGTAAGGAGCAAATGTAATTTGAGAGGTGCACGGTTCTCCTTCTGGCTCACATTTCGTTGCCGGTACGCTTTCAGTGCCAATTATCTGTAATTCAACCGTGCTATCCGCAATGCCCGTAAATACTACCGCACTACACTTTGGAAGTTCATCTGGGCTGTTTATTGTTACAGTCCTTGTTTGGAGTGGCGTATTCGTTCCGTTAATAGAAAAGAAAAGCTCAACAGGATAAACGCGGGAAGACTCGCAGCCCTCGCAATCCGTATCCCAATCCACGCAGTATGTAAACACGAGCGGGCAACCTATTTCTGTCGGGAAATTATCAAAACGAACAAATGAATCCTCTCCAGAACTTTCAATCGGCCCGAACCCTATTGTTACAGAGCCGTCATCATTAAAAGTTATTTGAGAATTTTCTGTCGTGGTTTCAACGCCCTCCATAACAATAGGGCACATATCCTCTGCTGCAAGACTTCCCTCTATCGAAAAGCTGAAATAATCAACGGAGCGATAGTAGTAATCTCCCCCGCTTTCATACCGCTCGAATAACATCGGAGAGCAATAGTCCGAAGGAGGGCAGTCAGGGCATTCAGCATCCCCCAAAGGAAGTAACTGCCAGTCAAGGGGCTGATTCGGTGTAGCTTGTAAACTCATTCCGTTAAAAGTTCAAATTTAGTCATTCCAGTAGTAATGCTGTATTCAAGGCTGAACACCCAACCAACGTCATTCAATCCGCTTCCATAGCGAATCTTCTGATATGGATTAGCCCTTATCGCATTGAAATTATCAACCGATATAGGTGCTTCAAAGGATATCTTGTTCTTAATGTTCACCCCAGTAGTGTTGGGCACAAAGTTACCATTCCAATAAAACCCATCTCCACCACGATGAGCGTATGCCTTGGCTATCTCGGGATGGTTTACAACCCCTGCAAGTATCTCGGCTTGGAAGCGATATGGGCAGTACGGAGCACCTGCCACTACGCCCCAGTCATCTCTCTTGTAATAACTCACCCCATGAGCCGCTATCTTGTAGAAGTTTGTAACGTAGCCTGCAACACTCTGCTGAACAGGGTCTTTCTCGGCTATATACAAGGTTTCGTCATCCAAAGTGGGAATGCCATCGAGCTTAACTACCGAATCAACAGTAGGTATTATAAATCCAGTAGTCGCTTCATAGCTTTGGCTATTGCACACATTACTCACATAATCTGCTTCCTCCTGAATCCCCGCCTCGAAGGAAGGATTTGTATTGGACTGCCCTATTTTGAGTGCCGATATGCCAAAAACATTATCCTTAATGAGCTTTATATCGTAAATATCGCCAATGGAAAAAGCCTCGGTTGTCTCGTAGAAGTTCTTCTCCTGCCCTATTGTAACCACGTCATTTCCTGCCCCATCCTTGGTGAACTTTAATGCCAGATTAAACAGCACACCAAACCCTTGTTGTAGGTCAGCAAATGAAACGTTAATCTTGGCTGCATTGGCTATGGCATCATCCTCAGGAGTTGCTGCCGCAGGATTAACGAAATTCTTTAATGTCTTACCGGAGGTTATCCTCGTGTAATACGGGCCGTAGCTATACGTTCCCTCTTGCGTTATTGTAAGTCCTCCAAAAGTACAGTCAACCAAATTCACTACTTGTAGCGTACCAGCATCCCAAGGGAAGTAAACGTCTATATACCTATCGAAGCCGCCCGGGTTTGGAGCAGGGGCTACTTCGGGCTCTGTAACAAACATAGCCCTATCACAATAGTTTTCTATCCACTCGCCATCAAATGGATTTACGCTTGTCATAGTAAAATGGCTTCCTATGACCTCGCCTATCATCAATAAAACTCTTTGTGGAGTGAATGCCGTAACTATACAATCAATAAGATTCACGCTTATTGTTTGCTCTACCCCATAGGCATCATTAAACTTTACTTGGCAAGATGGATTCAAGCCCGTTACTGCACAAGGGCTATTTATCCTTATCCTCCAGTGGTCAGGATTAAAATACTTTGAGGAGTCATTAAAATAAGGATTTGCCGGGTCATCTTGGAAAGTAAGCGGAGCGTTGTTCGTAAAGTACCTCATAACGTATGGATACAACTCCATAAGTCCATACCAACGAAACGGGCCATCAACAAACGCCCCTCCCTCATTAGGCCAATAGGTAGCCGCAGAGGTATAAAACGGATTATACAATATCTCCCCAATAGGGGATAAGGCAGTTCCATCAATACTCTTCTCGCTGTTTATAGGAACTTTAACATCGTAGTTTCGTGCCAGTAGAGAGGACAAAGAATTATCAGAAATCGTGCACTTGGCTATACACCTGCTAATATCAAGCTCAATATCGGCAAGGAAGATAATCCCCTCAAAGAAAAAACCGGTGCAGTCATCCTGCTCAATACGAACAGGTATCTCCAAGCATTGAGTAGAGTCCGTGAACAAACGGTAGATAACATCCCAACCATCACCCCAAAAGGAAAGGTCGGAAACAATGTTACTCACTATCCCACTAAACTGCTCATCGCGATAAATCTTAATATTCGCATCAACCAAGCCCATAGGCTCATCGGATAAGGCTATCCAAGACGTGCCATCATTTATAGATACCTGAAAACTCATTTAATTCTCCTTCGGTTAGCGATTTTCATAAAAGAACTCTTGGACACAATTGCCTCCGCAATATCGTTAGCATTCCGTATCGTTACAGCACCATTCCTTTTAACAGCATCCACCAATTCCGCATTCTGGTAGGCAAGTTCAAGGGAGGTGCTGTTAGAAGCCATAAGAGAGGGCTTGTCGATAGAACGAGGGTAGGCAGGTAGTTTGTATGCCTTCATCAATTCTATGGGCATAGCGTCCTCCCTAATGGCCTTTAAGACATCCTTATACTTCCTTGTTTCCTCACGGGTCATCACCGACTCACCCTCTTGGAGTTTTGCATAGAACTCATCGCTCTTCAAGCCGTTATCAGGCTTCTTCTTCGAGTTCTTGCGAATATCCAATCCCCCCTCGTGGAAGGTAGGCAAAGGAGCAGAGTTTACCGCATTCAACTGAGCCGCAGAAACGCCTAAAAGAAGTGCGGTTAGGGCAGCGGCAACAGGAGGGGCAGACACGAATTTAGACCATACATTGGCAATACCCTGCGCGGTGTTTAAGACAATACCAAACTTGGCGGCATCACGCTCGGCAAGGGCTTGCCTCTTCTTAATTTCGGCTACCTTCTCATTGTACTCGTTCTCGCGCATAAGACCTGCATTGAACCTCTTTTCGAGCATCTCTAACTCAGCTTCATTCGCCCTACGAGCCAACTCCATTCGAGCATCATACAAGTCCTTAAAGGCGTTGCCCACAATATTGAGGGCATCTTTTATCTGACTTAATTGTTTATCGCTAAGCCCGAATGGGTTTTTGGAATCTCCGCCAACATCTTCAAGAGCTTTTTGCATAGCATCATTAAGCCCCTTTACTGCATCAGAAAATTCCTGTGCCGATATTTTGCCTAAATCAAATTGATTTTTAACCTCGTATATAAGCTCTTCATACTCAGAAATAATGGAAGCCCTCTTTAATTGAGTTTCATCCAAAAATGGAGCTTGAATGGCTTCTGCGACTTTTTTCCTAAATTCCTCTAAGTTCTTTGCGGAATCAGAGAGCATTTTCTTTTGCTTCTTTAAGTTCTCCTGAATAACTTTATCTCTTGCGTCCCCTACTAAATTGTTTTTGGCTATCTCGATTTCAACCTCTTTATCCATTAGCTCCATACGCACATTCATTTCGTCAACAGATCCCTCTTTTGTTTGAGCCAGTCTTTTCTCAATAAGCATGGCCTCAAGCTTCATTTGCTCTACCAACAAATCCCTCTCCTGCTTCCTAAACTTTATAAGCTCCTCGGTTGTTTTTATTTCTTGTTCAGCAATGGCTTCTGCTTTTTCACCAGGTCCACCTGCCTTCAATACAGCTAACTTTTTTTCAAGTTCAAGCAACTCAAGGGTTAGGTCTTTTAAGTTTTTGGTTGTGCTTAATTCAAATGCTGCCGTTTCGTTGAATAGAATTAAAGATTCTTTTTCAGAAGCTATCAAAGCCTTTTGAGCGGCTATCCTGTCCTCAAGTGCTTTTAATCGCGGGTCTTCTTTTTTGCCAGTAGCCTCATCTTGACTTTCCGTAGGTTCTTTGGAAATAATTGTTTTTAGTTCAGTCATAAAAGACTCGGCCAAACCTAATAGCTTTCTTTGCCTTTCTGGGTCGCCGATTAAGGGGATTGAAATTCCTTTTTCGTCTCCTATTTTGATTGGCTCTCCTCTTAAAAATGATTCAATTTCAGCTGTATTTGCTTTTCTCGCCCCGCTTAATCTTTCCCCTTGAGATTTAATATCTTGATCAAGTGCTTGAATCAATTTCTCCAAATCCGTTTTGGACATCCCTTCCGTTTGCTTAATCAGGTCGTTCATCCTAAGTTGAAAAGAAACGTCAGTTGCTTTGGCGGCAGCTGCTTGCCGTTCTATTTCTTTAATAGTTTCTTCAAATTTAGTTCCTCTTGTGGCAGCTTCTCCAAAAATAGCAACCCCAGGGGCATAGTAAATAGCTTTTAACAAAAGACCAACCTTTTCTAATGTAGGTATTTCCGCCTTCATTAAAGAGGTCAATCTCGAAAATCCGTCTGCAAAAAAGTCTGCAAAGCCCTTTATTGTTTCGGTATCAAGAAGCGCTTCCTTCAACAAAACAATCTCTGTGGTAAGCCTGTTTAATGAAGATGCAGCGGAGTTCTGCTTACCGGCAAGGGCAGGGGCAAACTCATCCCTAACAAGAGTAATGAAAGGCTCTATAACCTCTGCGGTCAAAATCTTGCCCTCCTTCTGAAGCTTCCTAAAGTCCTCAAACGTCTGAACCTGCTCGGGGTGAAGTTGCTTGAAAGCCCTATACATCAAGTAAGCAGCACCAGGCAAAGACTCACCCATCTGCCTATTCAATTCCTCAGCCGAAACAACACCCTTGGACATCATCTGCTGTAAGGCATAGAAAGATCGTTGGGCTTGTAGATTAGAAACACCTGCTGCTTTTAGGGCAGATGAAAAATCAATGAACATTTTTTCAGCAACGCCAGTAGTATATCCAACCTGTCTTGCAGCAATAGAGAAAGATACCGCCTGCTCCATTGTGGATTCATACTCCAAGCCAAGTGCTTTTATCTTGCCCGTAAGCCTTGAAAAAGCCAACTCGCCCGCAGTCGTGCTTCCGTAGATATAGTTAAGCCTCAGTTGCATAAGCTCAAGCCTCGCAACAACATCAGTTACACTTTTAGCAAAGTTTATAATAGTGCCAACAGCAAACGCCTGGGCAACCATACTGCGAAGGCCGCCAAGACCTAAGGAAAGTTGGTTGCTTGATTTTGATGCAGCATTAAACGCGCCACTCATACTCGTGGCCATCCTGCTCATAGAGGCACTCAAGGAATTGGCGTTCGCAGAGGCAGATCTCATAGCCGCATTTAACTGAGCAATCTGTCTGGTAGCCGCAGCAGAACTGCTCTGAACAGCATTGAAAGAAGATCGCGTTTGAGCCGACATCCTCTGAGCATTGGATGCCGCCCCCTTCAAAGAAGCACTTATGTTATTAACCGCAGTAGCCGCCTGCCTTGCAGAGTTAGCAACCTGTTGGTTTAACTGAATTATCTTATTTAACCCTTGCTGAAGATTGGTTACGTTTGCCGTATATTCTATCTGTATTCTTGCCATCGCTTTTTAGACTTTCCATTTCCCGTTTCTGCCTCTCTCGATTAAACTCAAGCAAAGTTAAGGCTTTTTCAACGGACACTTTCATGTAAGCGTTGTAGCGAAGGACATCCCCATCAGATAGATAAATGACTAATTCACGGTACTCTTTGTCTTGATCGTAGAGCTGCCTACCGAGGGAGGTGATTTCATTAACTCCTCGAGGGCTTGAAGGCGGGACTGAGACATCTCTAAATATGTTTCCCAATCTTGTTCGAAAGAATCTAAGTTGGGAAAGAACTGTTTCAACCCGCCGGAAACGAAAAAATCATATAACCCCTTGCCTTTGTAGTTCCTTCGAAACATCTCCACTTTCTTCTGCTCAAACTCATCATTCCAGTCGGCAGGGTCTTGGTCTTCCCTTACAAGCATACAACTGGCAAGTTCCATCATGATTTCAGGGTGAATCAAAATCTTCTTTCGCTCCTTCATCTCCCCAATCAGAAAGCCAATCCTCGATATGGACTTGAGCTTTTCAGCATTCGTGGACTCGAATAAAGCAGACTCCATAGAATCGAGAAACCGCGTTAGCTCTTGGTCGCTCACCATCCTCTGAAGCTGCATTACGAAGTCTTGAGCCCTCCCAAGACGCTCCAAAGGCATCTCAAAGAGAGAGTCAAACACATAGAACCTGTGCCCCTCGCAGACAAAGGCGAACTTCAATCCGCGCATCTTGTCTGGCTTATAGGTAGCATCCCAAACAAGTTGATTGAACTGCTTGGGAAACCATTTGTAAAGTAATTCGGCTATCACGATAGTTTTATAAAAATGAAGTTCAAAGGTATGCAGATAACGCACACGATAGCCATTTCTATAAGACTAAACCCAAAGTAAGGGGTTAAAGCAGTAATACAATAGTAGAAAACACCCCAAACAGAAGCCATACAGCCAACGCAGTTGTATAACGGCTTGCTCCATACACTTGACTCAGGGACAAGCTTGGAAAAAATACGTCTTAGCCATTCAAGCCACATATCCGCCTCCATAGAAATATGGGTAGCCACAATCATGAGGCTAACCACAATAGCTCTTTCAATCAGCATAAATTAGTTCAAATGAAACACAATCAGCAGCCTCGGAAGTATCAGGCATCTCAAACTCAATGGGGTCATCCAAAGAACAAGTTGCATCTGCATAAACCTTCACCTCATACGTTCTGCTTGGCGCATATATAGCCTGACTTATAGAAATAGAAACGTTCCCGGAAGCATCACTCGTTACCGTTTCGTTAATGTATCTATTCAAGGTTAAGTCAAGTATCCTAACCAAATAGTCGGTAGATGCAGTTAAGTTAGTAGCCACGAGTATTTCATCGCAACAAATGTCATAAGTCCCAATGGAAGGACAATCGGTACACTCAATACAGCTCATAGGGGATGTGTTTATAACCACTCTTTTTCAAGTGGTAAATATACCACTCTCCAAGATATGTATGACATGAGTACCGGAGGCAGTCTCCGTGGTCTGCGAGTTGTGTTATTATATTTCTATTTCGCTTAATTATGCTTCCCATGGCATCACATTTGAGCATTCGAAGGTCTCTTGCCGTATTGGGGCAAGTCTTTGGATTAACCTTAAAATCAGGGAAGTGCCTCAAAATATAGTTGCACTCGGCTCGAGAGTTCTCGTGCTTGGGGTTATCTTGAACACGGATTTGCTTTCCGCTTAGCTTCAAGCCCCTTGCTAACTGCTCATAGTAGTTGGCATTATCCCTCTGCGATAAATCACCTCGTTTGCCCATAGCATCGCCAGTAACCAAACACATAGGGAGGTATGGCTCATAGCGTTCTTTTATAACGTCTATCATCTTAGGGATAGAGCCATCAGCAACGGAGAACTCATCAACGATATGGAAGTGGTCGCCATCATCATCCTTCCACTTTTGGCATACAATACCTGCAAATGGCTGTAAGTTGAAGTCAAAGGAGAATAAAATCGGCAAGTTCGGATTGAAAAACGTCTCTTGGCTTTCGTGCTGCTTCGGCTCAAATGCGGTGAAGAACGGATTTTCAGGCTTCTCTTGAACCTCCCAGTCGCCCTCAACGAAACGAAGATACTCGTACTCTGGCATATTGGCCTTCAAAGAATTGAGGTAGTCCTCAGGGATATACGGATTGTCCGTTATCTTGGATGGAATGTACGCCCAAGTGTCAGGCAGAGTCCCCTTCACCCACTTATCGTAAACCTCCTCCTTCACCCAATTACTTGCCGGGTTGCAAGTAGCCAAAACAACAATCGGGGGCCTGCCCTCAGCGTTGTTCCATGAACCTGCCCTCTCTAACATTTTATACAAGGTAGCCTCTTGGCACTCGTTAATCTCGTCAATGCCACCTCCGTTGATTTCAAGTCCCTTAAAGCGGTCAAGGTCTTTGTCGGTGTCGTAGTTCTCCCCCATAAAAATAAGCTCACTGCCGTTGGTGAAACTAACAATAAGAGCCTGCTTGTCGTAAGAAGATATGTACGCCCGAAGCCCCTCATTCAGGATGGAATTGAAAGTAACCATAGTGGTGCGCTCAAGAGTAGGTCTGGATGCACGGACTATGATCCAACGAGAACGCGGGTACTTAGAGCAAAGCGATATGAAGGTGAGAAGAAGCCAGTAAGTTTTCCCACCTCGAATTGCCCCCCCAAAGAGAATAAACTGTTTTTCCCCCGAAAGAGCCAGTTTATACGCCAGAGTTTGCTTCGCCGTTAGTTTCAACAGGAGTTTCTTTTTGCCCTTCGGTCAGTTCAAGAACGAATGGCTTAATATCCGTTTCCTGAACCTGCGCTTGTGGTTTTCCGTACATATAAGCCATAATCAGTTCTATTGCCCTCAGGTTTCCCTGAATAGCCATAGTAACCAATCTGGCTACAATACCTTCGGCACGAGTAGCCCCTTGAATTGTCTTGGACATCTCAATCTCCAAGAGCTTTTTGAGGTTGCCTTTCTTTATATCGGTTAGCTTAACCCCTTGCGGCTCGGGAGGAGAATGCCCGGGCACAAGTTTCATTTTGTACTTAACGGGAGTGTCAGACTCAAACTCGCTACTCATACTGCAAATATGGTAGATTTTTATGAAAAAACTGACTTAATTAAGGTTACTATCTTTGCGGCATTAACCAAGCCACCTAATGATACACTCAATCCAACAGATTCAGTCAAACATTCACCTAATTACTATAAAAGGAAAATCCTGTGATTTTTTGTTGATTTCTGACCTACATTGGGATAACCCGAAGTGCGACAGGGCGTTGCTCAAAAAAGACTTGGATGAGGCCGTTCAGCGTAAAGCTATCATTATTGTGAACGGAGACTTCTTTTGTCTAATGCAAGGAAAGGGCGACCCAAGGAGAAGCAAGGATGATATCCGACCGGAACATAACAAGGGCAACTACTTACAAGCCGTAGTCGAGGATGCAGTGGATTGGTTCGCACCATACAATGATAACCTTGCTTTAATCGGCTATGGAAACCACGAAACAGGAGTATTACGGCACATGGAGTTTGATGCGCTTCGACAGTTTCAAGCCATCTTCAATTACAAGCATAAAGGGAATGTGCAGATTGGCGGATATGGAGGAACTATCCATATTAACTTGAACGTAAGTACCCCAAACGATGATGTAACGCGCAACACGGCATTCATCATCCACTACTATCATGGTTCAGGAGGAGGTGGCTCAGTAACCAAGGGGGTTATTCAAGACCAACGTATTATGGCTAACACCGAAGGCTATGACCTAACGTGGCAGGGTCACGTTCATGAGTTATATCACCATGTCAATATGGTGCATCATTACAACAAAAGAAATAAAATCATCACTCATCGAAGGGTGCATCAACTACGGACAAGTACATACAAGGATGAATTTGGCGCAGGTGAAGGTGGATACCACGTTGAGAAGGGAAGACCACCGAAGCCACTCGGAGGCTATTGGATGAACTTGAGGGTGAACAGGGTTATATTAGGAAGCAGAAACAAGGGCGCACAGAACGACACAAGATTTGTGGAAGCTAAATTTCATACGACCTAATCGTATATTCGCACGATAAACGAAAAAATCACTTAATTAGACGATATGAGAAAGATTGAGTTCTTGTGCGTTCATTGTACTGCTACCCCTCAATCTACAACGGTTGAGAGCATCCAACGTTATTGGAAGGAGAACTTAAAATGGAAATCCCCAGGATATCATAAAATTATTAAAGCAAATGGGGAAGTTGTCACTTTGGCACAGGACGATGAGATTTGTAACGGGGTGGCTGGTTATAATAGTGGTTCACTTCACGTAT